AAATATGGAAACATCAGCGGAGGTCGAAATCTCGCAAGGGGATTCCGAACAAAAAGTTTTAGGCAGGGTCATAGTGAGACAGTCGCTTACGGTCGAAACGACCCTAGCTAACGGCTGGAGCATTCGGGTAAGTAAGACCGAGGGAGAGTTGTGGCTGGATTTACTAAATGCCAGCTATGCAGAAGAGGTGTCAGTTAGCTTGCAGGCTGCTGACCTAAACGAACTAAGTGACCTATTTAGGGTTGCAGAAGGAACATTGAACAATGGCTAAAATCGAAGTCGAAGCAGTAGTCGCAAAGATTTTCTATAACGGAAAAGCTGCTTCATTGGTGGAGAACTACAAGGGGATAGACGGTCAAGTCTTTACCCGTCGCTATACCGCATGGTTTGACGAGCCTGTGAAGTTTGAAGAGGGTGCAGTTGGCAAATTCAGCGGCAACCTCTCGGTCAAAATTGAAAAATGGACGGATGCAGAGGGAAATCCAAAGCTAGACCAAAGCGGTCAGCAAGGACAGTCGGCTCGCATCTCTATCAATAACACAGAGTTCGACGGGTTTGGCACTGTAAGAAATGCTCCGCTATCACCAGAGGCTTTTGCTGATGCGGGTTGGACTGAAATCTCAGCCGATGAAACGCCTTTTTAGGCTAAACTGATAGCGGAAGGCTAAAAATGAAAATTACAACGCTAAGCCCAGACAATCTGCTGGAGTATCCAAACAATGCCCGAAGAGGCGATGTTGGTGTGCTAGTAGATTCGCTAAAGGTAAATGGGCAATATCGCCCAATCGTGGTGCAGAAGTCAACTAACTATGTGTTGGCTGGTAATCACCTGCTTAGAGCAGCCAGAGTGCTTGGCTGGTCAGAGATTGATGCAGTGGTGGTTGATGTAGATGACCAAAAAGCCCTCAAGATTGTTTTGGCAGATAACAGGACTGCTGACCTTGGAGATTACAACACCGATTTACTCCAGAAACTGCTGGAGGATTTAGAGGACTTCGAGGGAACTGGATACTCGGAAGCTGACATCGCTGAGCTTGAAGCTGCTATAAATGCTGACCCACTTCCAGAGAGACCAGAAGTCGAGTTTAGCTTGGCTCTCAGGGAATCTAACAACTATGTGATTTTGATGTTTGATAACGATCTTGACTGGCAAGCCGCTATTACAACCTTCAACCTAACTACCGTCAAGGCTTGGGATAGTCGCAAGGGCTTTAGCCGAATGGGTATCGGTCGAGTAGTCAGAGGTGCAGACATCGTTAGAAAGCTAAACGGCGATGACTGAGCAGGTGACAATCGTTAGCCCCTCATACAAAAGGGCTGGCGATGTGAAGATTCGCAAATGGCTACCTAATGTAGTTTTGGCAGTTCACGAGTTTGAGGCTGACAGCTATAAGGAAAAAGAGGGCGGGCAAATCATGGTGTTGCCCGATACAGCTAGGGGAAACATGGCGAAGGTCAGACAAGCCATTCTTGACCAAATCCCTATGGGCGAATGGGTGGTAATGATGGATGACGATGTCGAGCAGTTCGGCTATTTTGGCTCAGCGACTGGGTTGGATACATTCATCGTTTACGACGCAGACGAGTTCTACCAATTTATCGACAAAGGCACAATTATGGCTGAGGAGGTTGGCACGACAATGTGGGGTGTCAATGTATCAACAGACCCTAGGTTTTATCGTGAATACACGCCCCTTAGTTTCTCAAGCCCTGTGCTGGGGCCATTCTGCGTTCAAAAGAGAATCAAGGGCGTTCAATACGATGCTCGACTCGGTTTGAAAGAGGACTATGACATGTTCCTTCAGCACCTTCGACTAAGTCACAGGGTGCTCAGAATCAACTCCCATTGGTATCGAGCAGCTCACCTGACACTAGAGGGAGGCTGTGCAAGCTATCGAGTAATCGAAGAGGAAAAGAAACAGATGGAGATTTTCCAACGCAAATGGGGCAAGAACATCGTGAAGTCAAACCTGCCTAAGTCAACAAACCCTAAGATAAATTCGCCAATCGCTGGTGTCTAATGAGCAAGCCGTTCTCACGATTGCTTTACGACCAAGATGATAAGGCTAAAGAGGTTTTCATCCGATGGATTACAAGTCAGGGTTGGCAAGCTAAGGTAAACCCAGACCAATACGGCATCGATGTTCTATGCAGAAGTGCAGAGGGTGTGGAGTGGGCTGTTGAAGTGGAAGTAAAACATTCGTGGAAATCAAGAGAGTTTCCGCATAACTCAGTTCATTTCGCTGCTAGAAAGCTCAAATTCGCTCAAGACAATGCGGTCTTTTTTATGTTCAATCACGACCTAAGCAGAGCTTTAGGGGTATCGGGTGAGAGATTTAGACAGTGCAAAATAGTAAGTAAAAAGACGATCTACACAGAGAACGAGCAGTTTGTTGAAGTTCCAAAAGCAGCCTGTAAGTTCTGGGATGTTTTAGAAAGCTAAGAAAATACATGAGAAGAAAAAACGACCCCGAAGTCATAGAAAAAGAACGCAAGGTATTAGAGCTCCGATTGAGTGGAATTACCTTCGAGCTAATTGCTAAACAGGTTGGCTTTGCTTCGGCAGGAGCTTGCTATAACGCATACAAAAGGGCTTTGGTCAGAACCTTGCAAGAACCAGCGGATGCAGTGAGGGAAGCTGAAGTCGCTCGTTTAGATAGATTGATGCAAGGCGTGTGGATTGCTGCACTTAGGGGTGAGGTTAGGTCTGTTGAGGCTGTGTTGCGAATCATGGACAGAAGGGCAAGACTGTTAGGACTTGATGCTCCAGCTAAGGCGCAGATGGAGGTGACTACTTATGACCGAGACAGCATTGACAGTGAAGTCGCCAAGCTCGCCGCTATCTTGGCTAGTGGCCAGACGAGTGAGATGGACACACCAGCAAGCTAGACCTGAGCAAATTCCGACAGATTCTAAAGACTGGAACACTTGGCTAGTGTTGGCTGGTCGAGGATGGGGAAAGACAAGAACGGCAGCAGAGTGGCTGGCATTTGAGGCTTCGAGAAACCCTAATACCCGTTGGGCTATCGTTGCCCCTACATTCACCGATGCTAGAGATACCTGTGCAGAGGGTGTTTCGGGAGTGGTCAACATTTTGCGAGAGTATGGCACGCTTCAGGATTACAACCGCTCGATTGGTGAAATCATCCTGAAGAACAAAAGCCGTATCAAGCTATTTTCAGGTGAAGAGCCAGACCGTCTGCGTGGCCCACAGTTCCATGGTGGCTGGTTTGATGAGCTGGCAGCATTCAAGTATGCAGAAGCTTTTGACCAATACAAGTTCGGCCTTCGCTTGGGAGAGCATCCGCAAACGGTCATTACTACCACCCCACGACCTACAAAGCAGATTCGGGAGCTGGCTAAGCGTGAAGATGTAAGGGTTGTCAGGGGTTCAACCTTTGACAATGCTGCTAACTTGTCTGAGAGTGCATTGGCAGAGCTTAGGCTTCGCTATGAGGGAACCAAGCTAGGTCGTCAGGAACTTTATGGCGAAATCATTGATGACAACGATCATGCTTTGTGGAATCGCAGAAACATCGATGAGAACAGAGAGACTACCCCGCCCCCGTTGGCTCGCATTGTGGTTGCTATTGACCCAGCAGTGACAAGCAGTGATGATTCCGACGAAACAGGCATAGTGGTCGCAGGTGTTGCTAATGATGGGCACTATTACATCCTCGAAGATGTATCCCTAAAGGCAAGCCCTGAGAAATGGGCAAGGCAGGCAGTCGAGGCTTATCACCGATGGAAAGCCGACAGAATCATTGGCGAGACTAATAACGGTGGCGACATGATTGAGGCTTTGCTAAGGCAAGTAGATTCAAGGGTCAGTTACAAAAAGGTAACGGCGACCAGAGGCAAGGCTGTCCGAGCTGAACCAATCGCTGCTCTATACGAACAGAAGAGGGCTCACCATGTCGGAGTGTTCCCGAACCTCGAAGACCAGATGTGCAACTGGACGATCGACGACAAATCTTCACCTGACCGCATGGATGCGATGGTCTGGGCTCTTACTGAGCTAATGACAAGCCAATCAGCTATCATGGGACTAGCGGCTCTCGCCAAGTTCTGCCCTAATTGCAGGATGCCAGCAAGTAAGACTGCAACAGTTTGTCCGAAATGCAATACGCCACTTCCAGAATAGGGAAAGCAAACATGGGAATCCTCGACAACTTCGCTAAGCGAGTAGCTGACCAATTGACGAAAGCGTCACCTACAGTCACACCTATTAGCCAAGCCCAAATAAACGATGCAATCAATCGCAACAATTCTTATGGCAATTCAGTAGGTCTACCAAGAGACCCGAACATGGCTAATGTGCCGTTCACTCCAGGCATCCCGCTAGTGCCAGGTGCAATCAACCCATTGCGAGCAGATGGTCGCCCAGACCCTCGCCGTTGGGAATACACGGTCGCTCAAAACATCAATGTCACAGAGACCCGTCTAGTTCCGTTCAAAACTTTGCGTGCTGCTGCTGAGCAGATTGACATTCTTCGCCGTTGCATCGAAGTGCTAAAGCACAAGGTGGCTGGATTAGATTGGGACATTGTTCTCAGCGATTCAGCTGTTGAAAAGGTCATGGCGGAATCAGGGGAAAAGTCATACACCAAAGCCATGGAGTTGGCTAAGGAAAAGTTCAACGACCAAATCAACCGCATGAAAACATTCTGGGAAGTGCCAGACATTTCTAACGGAATGATTTTTGCCGACTGGATAAACATGGCACTAGAGGACATCTTGGTGCTGGATGCTTGGGCTATCTGGCCACAAAAGCAGGTCAATGGAGAACTTCGAGGGCTTCAGATTCTTGACGGTTCGACTATCAAGCCACTTATCGATGACCGAGGAATGAGGCCGACTCCGCCGAACCCAGCGTTCCAGCAAATCCTTTACGGTTTCCCACGCTCAGAGTTTTCTGCTCCAGAGGAAAAGCTAGAGGCAGATGGCGAATTCAGCTCAGACGAAATGAGTTATCTAATTCGCAACCGTCGTTCAGCTTCGATTTATGGCTACTCACCAACCGAACGAGCATTACCACTTGCAGACATCTACCTACGCCGTCAGCAGTGGATTCGTTCAGAGTTCACCGATGGTGTCATGCCTGAAATCATGTTCCAGACCAATGCAACATTCGGCAATGACCCAGACTTGCTTCGAGCTTTTGAGAATGTTTTCAACGACGATCTAGCTGGTCAGACCGAGCAGAGAAAGCGTGCCCGTCTGCTACCTGAAGGTTTAGTACCTGTCCAAATGCAGGGATACGAGCAAAAGTTCTCAGACCAGCTTGACGAGTATTTGGTGCTTTCAATTTGTGGACACTATGGAGTTTCGCCAACCGAGATTGGCTTCAACTCTAAGAACAGCTTGGGTGGAGGCGGTCACCAAGCGGGCGAGGCTGAATCGTCTGAGGTTATCGGTCTAGTTCCATTGACCAACTGGATTGCCAAGATGCTCTCTCAGCTCAGCTATGTCTATGCAGGAATGCCTAGAGAGCTTGAGTTCCGCTTTATGCCGTCAATCCGCAATGACAGTTTGGCTGAAGCTCAAGAGATGGACTTACGACTAAAGAACGGCTCAATGACGATCAACGAGGTTCGCTCTAAGTCAGGCTTGCCGCTTCTCGATGCTCCAGAGGCTGATACGCCTATTTTGAACACTTCGGCTGGCACATTCCTACTAACTGAATCAGGACTAACCCCAGTTGACCCAATGGCTGGCTTGATGGATGGGCTATTGCCTACCGAAGCTAGTGACGGAACAGACGAGGGTAATGAAGAGGACATCCCAGCCGAAGAACCTGTAGCTGCTCCAGTAGAAGAGCCGAAGCCAGTGGAAGCCCCAGAGGATACCTCGAAGGCTGTCAAGGATGAAATTAAGCAGTTCTTGCGTTGGTTGCGTAAGTCACCAAACCGACCATTTGAATTCAAGGCTTGCCCTGCTGTATTTGCCGAGACTCTCAACAAGTTCATCGCCGTCGAAGACCTAGACGGTGCTCGATGGTATGCGGAGCGTTACCTAGCATGAGCAAATGGGCTTCGATTGACGGAGCCTTGCTACGGCTGATTGTTGCTGAATCGGCAAAGGTTAGGGAGGCTTTGCAGAAATCAGTGGACGTGCAGCAGATTGCTCACCAGTGGGCAACCTCACACCCTGAAGGCTCAAGTGCTACCCCACAAGAAGCTAGAGAGTGGGCAAGTCTCAACATCTCGCCCAAGACAAGTGCCGTCAAGGATGCACTGCTCGGAGTTTATGCCAATGGCGCAGAGCTCGGTAAAGATGTAGCCGTTCACATGGTGCAGATGATGGTGGCAAATAAAGCCCCAAGCATTAGCGTGAATTGGGATAACTGGAAACCGGGCAATCACCCAGCGGAAAACCTTGTCAGACCCAAGGGTGGCATGGCTAGGTTGTTGGCTAAGACCGATACGACAATAAAAGGAATTAGCAAGACGACCTTAGACCGAATTGGCACGAAGTTGGCAGATGGTCTAAAGGCAGGTTTCAGCGATACCAAGATTGCGGAAAGTCTGGCAGGAGTAATTGAAGACCCATCGAGAGCCTTGGCTATTGCTCACACTGAGATGAACCGAGCGTTCAATGCTCGCTCGATTGACTATTACAAAGATTCAGGGCTGGAAAAAATCGAATGGGATACTAGCGACCCTTGCGATATTTGTGCAGATAACGATGGCGAGGTTGTGACGATCGGCGAAGAGTTTCCAAGTGGAGACACTGAACCACCTGTTCACACCAACTGTAACTGCCGTGTAATTCCTTACATTGATTTAGAGGGGCTAGACAGTTTCTCAACGGATGCTGCTGCCGAAGATGTGGCTAGTGAAGAGGCAACAAGTCAAGCATCGAGTTTGCTAAGCACTGCTCAGTCAGTAGAACCACAGGTTAGTGGGATGTTCAGCGGATTAGTTGCTGGCTTTGTTGATGAGGGCAAGGCTGTTCGCATGGTCGGATTAGAGAACAAGCTCAAGAGTCAAGCTTCATTGGCTCGAAAGATTGACCAGAGAGCTGCCGACTTGGGAGGAAACCACGCCGAGGCTGCCTCTACTATCTCAGACGCCTTGCGTTACACGATGCTGGCTAATCCGTCGGCTTATGCAGATGTGGTCAAAGCTACCGAAGAAAAGTTTCAGGCTTTGGGCTATCAAACCAATCTGAAGAATTACTGGATTGGAGCAAGCCCTTACAAAGGTGTGAACCTTGCATTGACCGACCCAAGTGGCATGAAGATTGAACTACAGTTTCACACCCCGCAATCGCTCAAGGTAAAAGAGCACGCTAACCATGTTCTCTACGAGAGACAAAGAGTTCTTGCTCCAGACAGTAAAGAATCCCAAGACCTTACAAACCAGATGATTAGGAACTCATCGGCTATTGCTACCCCTAGAGGAATAGACAGGCTCGGTAAGATGGTGGCAGGGCTTATGAGGAAGGCACTAACATGGGCATGACCAGATGGTTTGCACTCAAGAATAACGACGGCAACATTCTTGCCGTTTATCGGACTGAGTGGAACGACAATGCGATCGTCAATGAACAGGTCTGGAACAAGACCAATGGCGGTTGGCAGGATACCCGCACGATTAGCGATTGGCGTGTGAATTCCGATGCCAACATTGACGAGATTGATTCAACAGATGCAAAGTCATTGCTTCCGCATAGTGCTCTAGTTGAAAAAGGTTTGAAGATTGACCTAGAGCCGGCTAAAGGCGTGGTCGGCCCATTAGAGGTGGCAAGAGGATTGAGCCGTCTGGCTATCTTGCCTAACCCAGTTGACCCGACTATAACTGAGCCAGAAAAGTATGTTGAGAGCCCATGGCAGACAGTTCCAGCTCCGACGATTGACCCGTTGGCTTGGGATAACGCAGTCGTCGAGGTCATCGAAATCGGTTCACTATTCGGAACAGACACAGTGCTGAAGCGTAAGCGTGTGGCTAAGCACATTGAATCCATGGGGCAAGCTCTTACGCCATTCCGAAGCTATCCGCTGGTTTATGAAGTAGACAACAAGCCGATAATCATTGATGGCCACCACAGGCTTATGTCTATGTGGTTGCTAGGCTTAGATAAAGCAGCAGTTTGGATTGTAAAGGAATAAACAACAATGGCTCTTCAGCACAAAAATGTAACCGTAAACACTACTCCGACTTTGCTGTTGGAAGTTCCAACAGGAATGCCATCGACTGCAATTCAAATTTGCAACAACCACACCGCCACCCTATACATCGGGGATGTATCTGTGACAACTTCTGGAGCTACTCGTGGCAATCAACTAGCTGCAAATGCTTCAGTTCAAATTTGGCTAAGGGGTGGCGACCAGATTTTTGGCGTGACTGCAGCTCAAACCGCAGCAGGCGCAATCTCTCTCGTTTATTCAGGCGATGAATAAGGATAGCTTTACTCCGCCAAAAGAGGTCAGAGATGCTGCAAAGCGTGGCCTTGAGCTAAGAGAAAAGCACAACCGAGGTGGAACTGCCGTCGGTGTGGCTAGGGCTAGAGACCTATCTAATGGCAAAGGCATTCCGATTGAGACGATCAACAGAATGCTGTCTTATTTTGCTCGCCATGAAGTAGACAAAAAAGGCGAGGGCTGGGGCGTCGATAGTGCTGGCTACATAGCATGGTTGCTATGGGGTGGAGACGCTGGCAGGGCTTGGGCTACTAGAATAAAAAATGACTACGAAAAAAAGGAAAAAGCAAACATGGCTGAGTTAGCACACTCGTATGCAGCGATTACCAAGTCAGAGAAACAAGAAGACGGAACCCTAAAGGTCTATGGCAAGGCTACCGATGATTCATTGGACATCGACAGCCAGATTTGCGACCCTACATGGCTAAAGGATGCCATGCCAGATTGGTTCACTTCTGGCGGTAACATCCGTGAACAGCACTCAAACATCGCTGCTGGTGTGGCTACCGATTACGAGGAAAAGGCAGACGGGCACTATATCACTGCTCTAGTTGTTGACCCTGTGTCGGTCAAAAAAGTGGAGACAGGCGTGCTCAAGGGTTTCTCGATTGGTATTCGTGGGCCTAGAGTTGTAAGAGATGACAAGGCCGCTAATGGTCGAATCATCGACGGGCAAATTGTCGAGGTTTCGCTAGTTGACAGACCAGCAAACCCAAACGCAAAACTTATGCTAGCGAAGGCAGCAGAAAGCGGTGAACTAATGGCAGTAGAGCAGAAGGGTGTGCCAACCCCTGCAGAAGTATTCGCATCCCTGAACAAGTCAGACGATGCAGAGGTCGAAGCTCCAGCTGAGACCCCAGAGGCTGAGGAAGTTTTGGTCGAGAATGTTCCAGCTGACCAGCCAGCCGAGGCGGAGTTGCTAAACACCGCTAAGTCATTCCTAGCTACCCTAAACAAGTTTGACCAAGCAACCTATGATGCTGCCCGAATTGCTCTATCTGAGCTAATCGTGGTCGAGGCAAAAGAGATGGCTACCGATGGTCACAGCGAGAAGGAATCAATCGAAGAACTGCTTGATTCAGTGAAGCACCTTTTCCGCTGGTATGAAGGCGAAGTCGCAAATGGCGAAGTTGCTAACCCAGTAGTCGAGCACGAAATTGTGCCAGATTCAGAGGCAACTGAAATCTTGCTATCAGCAGATGGCGAAGATGTGCCGGCCGAAGGCGATTCAATGGACGACAAGATGTGCGACAAGTGTGGCGAAGCTATGAAGCTTTGCAAGTGTGACAAGTCAGATGACGAGGTTGCTGCTGAAAAGTCAGCAGACCTTGATGAGACGATCGTCAACTCAATTTTGGAAAAGGCAATTACAAGTGCTAAGGCATCTGTTATGGCTGAGCTCGAAATCCTGAAGTCAGCAAAAGAGGCTGCAGAGCAGGAACTCGAATCAACCAAAGCAAGTCTGGCAGATGCTTTGACCAAGACCGTCGCAGGTGGGCCGAGCCGTCTGGCAAAAGCCGCTAGTGACGAAACCAAAACAAATGATTTGCTACAAAAAGCTGCAGCTTATCGAGTGAAGGCAGACTCTACTACCGACCGTCAGCTTGCTGAGGGTTACATGGAGATTGCTGCTGACCTTGAGGCTAAAGCTCTAAAGAACGGAAAGGTTCTAGACTAATGGAAACTCCAAAAGCATCAGACCTGTTCGGCGATCTATCAGCTAAAAAAGCTGCAGAGCGCATGGAACAGTTTCAGGGCGAACTAAACAAGTCGTTCGCTAACGCATCGTCAGTGCCTGGTCAGGCTCCAAGCTCAGACCCAGCACGCACCCTTGAGACCCTAGTTGCTAACAAGTCACTAGCTCCAGAGGCTCTTGGTGCCTTGAACTCAGCTCTTGCTGCACAGCGTTCAGCTTCAGCAGACCTAATCAAGGACATCACCCTAAGCAACCCGCTATCAACTTCATTCGCTCAGTTTGACCTTGAAGCACCAGCTAAGCTACTAACCCCTCGCCCAACCCCAATCCGTAACAAGATTGCTCGCAAGAAGGGTGTTGGAACTAGCCACCGTATCAAGAAGATTACTGGTTACACTGGTACTGGCACTGGCGGTCAGGGCAACATCTGGCCTGGTATCACCGAATCAACTACCAACGCTTTCGGTTCAATCAACTACGAGCGTGGCCCGAAGATTAGCTACACCGCTGAAGATGCGATTTTCCCTTACTTCAGCTACTCGCTATCTGACAGCGTTTCATTCGACGCAAACTTCTCAGGTCTTGGCTACCAAGACTTGCGTCAGCTATCAAGCACCAGCACTCTATACGCAACCATGCTTATGGAAGAGCGCATGATGCTAATGGCTCGTGGAACTGCTTCAGGTCTATCAGGTGCTCTTGCTGCTCCAACCTTCACCCTAACCGCTGCTTCAGCTGGTGCAGGTCAGGTTGCTCTAGCAAACGCAACTTACTATGTTTACATCACTGCTGATGCAGGTGCTTTCGGTGAATCAGTGCTATCAAGCGTTGTTTCACAGGCAACCACTTCACAGCTACTAAACATCACCATTACCGTTCCTTCAGCTGGTGCTCTTGGCTACAAGGTCTATGTTGGAACTTCAACTGGTGCAGCTAACGCTCACTATGTTGGCCGTATCTCAGGAACAACTGGAACTCTTCAGGGTGCAGCTTCAACCAACACCCTTGGCGACAACCTAGTGTTCAACACCACTGGAACCTTGGCTTCAACCATTACTGGTGACACCTCGGCTTACGCAACTGGTTACGACGGCATCATCCCTCAGATTGTTGCTGGCGGAACTGTCAACAGCATCAACAGCACATTCTCGACTAGCAACCCAGGTGTTGAATTCCAGAAGGTATTCAGCGACCTTTACAACTCAGTAAAGGCTGACCCAGACGAGATTTTCTTGAACGGTGCTGACCGCAAGCAGTTGTCAGATGCGATCAAGAACGGCTCAACCGCTAACTACCGTCTGAACCTAACTCAGACCGAAGCTGGCGACTATGTCGGTGGTGCAGTTATCGGTGGTCTCTACAACGAGATTACTGGCAAGCTAGTTGACCTAACTGTTCACCCATGGCTACCACAGGGTGTTGCTCCAGTTATGAGCTACACCTTGCCAATTCCAGACACCGAGGTTTCGGATGTATGGGCTGCAGTTAACGTGCAGGACTACATGGGCATTCAGTGGCCTGTGACCCAGTTCGCATACGAGACCAGCACTTACTTCCGTGGAACTCTAGTTGGTTACGCACCAGCTTGGAACGGTCTAGTTACTGGAATCAAGTCAGCCTAATAACATAGGCAAGTGAGGGGGCAGGGTTGCCAGAAATGATGACCCTGCCCCTTTTCTCAATCAACGGAAGGAAAACATGGCTAAGTTAGTTGGCCCGACTGGAGTTCGTGGCATCGATGTCACAACCGAGCGGGGAAAGCAGTCATACAACGCCGACAAGAGCGGCTTCATAAATGTAGAAAATCCAAAGCACGCTCGTCAGGCGAAGGCAGAAGGATTTTTTGAAGCAGCCGCTTATTCAGGCATGGCAACTCAGGGCTATCCCTGCACTGGTTGCGGATTCAACTCAGTTTTCAAGGCTTACACCTGTTGGAAGTGTGAAACGGTAAACGACTTCAGAGAGGCTCAAAATGACAGTAGCGATTAGCCCAATCAAGAGACAGGTTAGCAAGCCTTACCTGACGCTACAGGAGTTCAAGAACGCACCAACAGCCCTAGACTATGGAAACCTAGTCGTCGGCGGAAATCAGGCCGCTCAGGATGCAGAGCTCTCTAACGCAATTCTTCGAGCATCAAGCTGGATTGACCAATATTGCCGACAAATCATCGGAGCTACCGTAGATGTTGAGCAGCAGAGAACTCGCATTCGTGCAGATGGAACTCTAAGAGTTCACCCGAAATTTTTCCCTATTGTCGCACTGACCGACTTTGCATGGGGCACAGACCCTAACAATTTGGTGTCTGCTCCAGATGTTTCGCTGTCATGGCTAGAAGAGCAGCAAATCGTGTTCCCCTATTCTTCGATGCCGACTAACTGGTCTAGCCAAGGGCCATTGTCTTTTGGTTTTCCATCGTCAGCTCGTGCTGAGGTTTATGTCAAATACAGCTACATAAATGGCTATGCAAACACTTTCCTAGAGACGATCGCCTCAGCAGGTTCGTCGGTGTTGCTGGTTGATGATGGTGCTGGAATCGTTCCGGGCGAAATGCTTACAATCTTCGATGGGGCTTCAACCGAGCGAGTTACCGTGGCTTCAACCTATGAATTTGGTTCGACCTCAGTGCCAGTGACTTCACCACTTCTTTACACACACGCCGTTGGCGTATCGGTAAGTGCTTTGCCAGCTGCCGTAAAAGAGGCGTGCATCCTAGTCACATCTGCTTACCTAAAAATTCGTGGCGATGCAAGCATGGTTATGGATGTCACAAGCAGACCGACAACCCAGATTGATGGAGCAGGAAAAGTCGGAACAGACATTGCTCATGCTCAGCAGTTGCTTCAGCCATTCCGCAGGGTTCGCTAATGAGTAGACAGCAAGTTCGTCAAGCTGTAGGCGATTGGATTGCTGCTGCCAGCATCCCAAACCTCAATCAGATTTTTACGGCATTTCCTAAGCGAATAAATTTCCAAGCTAACTCGACTGCTGGGCAAATGACCAGAGCTGCTGGAGTGGTCTACATCAGCCAAGAGACTGAAGGCCGTATCGCCGTCGGTGGTGCTTATTCAGGTTGGAAGAGATTGGATTACCAAGTCGAGTTCCAGATTTATTGCCATTCGCTTCAGAACTACGCTCAAGATGCCATGACTGACTTTGATGCGATCGTGGATGCAGTAAAGGACAAACTTAGGGCTGGAGGGCATAGACTTGGACTACCAACAGGTGATGTTATTTGGCAGGCTGCCGAGCCGGGCATTAGCGTGACTTATGGTGAACCAAAAACCAATGATGGCGGAGCGACTGAAATTTGGGCGGCCGTCAGCTTTCAAGTAACTCAAATGATTCAGAGCTAGGAACAAAATGGCAACCTACATTTATGAGGGCGAAACTGAAGTCGTTTTTCCGTCTATTGGCATTACCGTCAAGAGTGGCGAGACTTTTGAAGCTCCAGAGGGCTTTGCTGCTCAGGGTGTATCAATCGCAAAGAATTCAACCAAGACAGCTAAAGTAGTTGTCGAAGAAACCGCAGAAGCAGGAGCATAAAAATGTCAGTGCAAAACAGTGTTCGTTCCTATCTTGGAATCGCTAAAGAGACAACCCGTGGCACTGTAGTTGCCCCAACAGCTTTCATTCCTGTTGCTCAGGGCAAGTTCAAGCCTCAAGATGTAATTGACCCGCTATATGATGAAGGGCTTCGTGGCTCAATCGTCAAGGAATACGGCTACGTGCAGGGTCGCAAGCACTCAACCTTTGACTTTGGTGGAGCAGTATTCGCTGACACATTTCCATGGGCACTTGCTGGGCTTCTTGGTTCAGTAGACACGACAGGTGCTTCAGCTCCATACACTCACACAATCAGCATCGAGAACAGCTCAGTTGCTGCTGCAGATGCTCAGCCAAGCGCATTTACTCTGACTGACTTCTACTCAGCTGCAGTTCGCTCTTATGCAGGCAGCATGATTCACGACGTCACTCTTTCGTTCAGTGCTGATGGCTTGCTTGAATACGATGCAAAGGCTGTCGGCTTCGCTTCGACAACTGTTTCGACACCAACTCCAAGCTTCAGCACGCTAACCCCTGTTCCAGTTTGGCAGGCTACCGTGACGATCGGCGGAACTTCAATCTCAAACACCGTAGATGGCAACATCCACATGAGTCGACCAGTGACTCCGATTTTCGGAATTAGCAACACTCAGAACCCATACTCGATTTTCTTGGGTGCTCTTGAGGTAAAGGGTCAGCTTAAGTTCGTGATGGAAGACGACACCCGTCTGACTGAATTTTTGAACAACACTCAGCCGGCTATTGCAATCGACTGGTCTAACGGTTCAGGTGCAACTGCTACCCAAATCAAGGCAACTCTAACCAAGGGTGCTTACACCGTTGCTCAGATTGACCGCACTAAAGATTTCGTCGAGATTACCATTGACCTAACTGGCATCGCAAACACTACCGATGCAGGTTCAACTTCTGGATTCTCGCCAATCAAGTGGACTGTTAAGAACGCTGTAACTTCAGGCACTTACCAGTAATAAGTTGCGGTGGGGGTGAACTCATGCGGGAGCCTTCCCCCGCCACCCTCACCGCTTACAATTAGATAGGAAGGCAGGAAGGTAAAAACATGAGCAAGACAATCATTTTGCCAGTGAGCAAAGCAACCGTGACCTTGAAAGAGGTCAAGTCGTTCAAGCAGGGCGACCGTAAGAAAATCTACGAGGGCACAGACGACATCACTAACCGCATGGTCGGTGGCTGGGCAATCATTGAGAACACCCTAGCTTTGCTAATCGAAGATTGGTCATTGGAGCTACTACTGCCTAGCATCAAGCGAGAATCACTCGATGAGCTAGAGGCAGAAGACTTTGACACTTTGCAAGAAGAGGCTCAGGCTGCACTAGGGCTACTCTGGCCTAAGCTAACAAAGACGGCAGAGACTGATGCCGACCCAAAAGCGACTACCGCCGACTCCAACGGCTAAAATGGGTATTGCAGGGCAATCAGAGACATGAAGACTTTGACTACCCAGACGAGCAGTGGATGTATTTCCTATTAGCGGAGAGATTCGGCTGGACACCCGCACAAGTGGATGAACAACCAGCCGTGTTGATTGACTGGCTGCTTAGCATCGGAACGATCGTTGATGAAGTGAAAGCAGAAAGCTACAAATGAGCGTGACAGTCACCACCAACATTCCTGAAGTGCTAAATGCACTAGGTGTTGTTGGCGACAAGATGAATGCGGCTGCTCGTGATGCTCTAAAAAGAGTTGGGCAAGCTGTCGAGGCTCAGGCTGTAAAGAATGCCGACACGGGCAGTCACCCTAGGGGTCAAGGTCACATACCAGGAACGGGGCCCGGCCCCAACACAATGACCAGAACTCTAAAGCAGTCAATTCGCTCGGAGGATGTTGGCGGCTTTGGTGATTACAAACTGGTGGTCGGTGCTACGACTGAGTATGCAAGAGCTGTCGAAGAGGGCAGTCCTTTGTGGAAATCGGGAGTAAAATACCCTTATATGCGACCAGCTGCAGACAAAATCAGACCAGTCGCTTATCAGTTGTTCACTGATACCTTCGTTGCGAGATTGAAAGGCTAGGCAATGTCTGAAATCCCGCCAATTGCAATTAGTGTCTATCTTCAGACCGCCGAACTTACTGCTGGAGTAACCGAGGCAAAAGCTCAACTTGAATCGCTAGGTGGCACTGCTAAAGCCACCGAAGGCGAAATGAAGGGCATGGGCGAAGGCATCAAGGGATTGGGTGAGGCTTTCAAGGCTTTCCTAGCTCTTGAGGCTGTCAGGTTTTTGATGGAGACAGGCAAGGCTGCTATTGAGAACCAGCGGTCTATGGCTGAAATGGCTCGAACCATGCACGCCGCTACTGGTGCAAACAAAGAGCAAGTCGAAGCTGCAGAAAAGGGAATCGCTGCTCTTGGTGAGATGTCGGCGACAATGGATGACAAACTTCGCCCAGCGTTCGGAGTTCTCTACCGCTCAACCCATGACACGACAAAAGCGTTGCAGTTGCAAAAGGTTGCTCTGGATGTTGCTGCTGGAACTGGTCGAGATGTTGAATCGGTCACAAAGGCGATGGCTCGTGCTTATGAAGGAAACACGGGGGCACTAAGCAAACTTGTGCCGTCGGTCAAGAATGCCAAAGACCCACTGCTTGCCTTGAGCCAGCAATTTGCTGGTGCTGCTAAATCTGCTGCTGACCAAGACCCATACAAGCGAATGCAGTTTACTTTTGACAAACTAAAGGAATCCATCGGCGGTGCATTGATGCCGTTGTTTCAAGCTCTTTCAAAAGCATTCGCTTCAATGCGACCATTCATTGAAAAGACAGCTCAGGTGCTTGGCAAGGTGCTAGATGCGGTTATGCCTTTGGTGAATGCAATTTTGGATTCATTGATGCCAGCATTCAACGCAATTATGGATGTCGTGCTTATTTTGGTGAATGCAGTAATGCCACCGCTAATGGGAGTATTCAAAGCTATTACTCCAATTTTTACTTTCATCGGCGATCTAGTGAAGAACATCTTTGTTCCCTACTGGTCAAAACTTGCCGAGGTTCTTGGCGTTATTTTGACACCTGTAATCAAGGGTGTGCAGGGAATGTTTGATGCTCTTATGAAGACCCTTAGCCCGCTTTGGAACAACATTCTAAAGCCAATGATTCAGGGCATTATGGGCTTCCTTGGCCTAAAGATGCCATCGGGAGGCGGTGGCGTAGGAGATAAAGCTACCGAGCTTGCTTTGGCTCAAGCTAGCAACATCGGCTCTTATTCAGGCGGAGACAGCGTTGTCGCCCCTAAAACTGGAACTTCTGCATCGGCAACTGCTGCCAAGAAACTTGCATCGCAGTTGGCTCAGGCTAAAAAAGACCTAAAGGATGCCAAGGCAAATGTCCGTGAGGCTCAACAGCAGTATGCCGAGCAGGTGGATTCAGCCTTCGCTGATTACCACAGTGCAGTCTCAAAAATCACCAAAGAGCGAGATGATGCTCTGGCTAAGGCTGAGGCTGACCACAACACTAAGTTGTTGGCTATTCAAAAGGATTATGCAAACAAACTGCAGTCAATCGTGCAGGAATCAATGGACGGATTGCGTAATGCTTTCAAGTCTGCAGCGACGATCGACGTCGGCTCTATCTTTGCCGCAAGTATTAGCTCAGGCACTCTAGCCTCGACAGTGACTTCGCAGATGAAAGACGGCATTCAGACCGCAGTTTCATTCTGGGGCTCACCATCGGCCACTGGTGGCGTCTCAGGGCTATTGAAGTCAATGACCGACAAGCTAAATGCTTCGAAGGCACTGACCGACAACGCTGCCAAGTTATCTGGTGCTGGATTCTCGCAAACCTTTATTGAGCAGATTGTTTCGCAGGGTGGCGAAGTTGGCAACAAGATGGCTCAGGAAATCCTAGCCTCAACTCCAGAAACTCAGAAAGCTCTGCAAGAAGTATTTACCGAAAGCCAAAATGTTGCTAATCACGGCATGGACACTTTGGCTAAGGCGATCTACGACAAATCAGGTCTAGCAACCGAAGGGCTAAAAGACCTATATGCAAATACTCAGGCTGAGCTAGTCACAGCTATGGCTGATGAAACCGCTGCTTATGCTCAACAGCAGGCTGACATAAAGGCCACCTTTGACCAAGGCATGATTGACCTAAATAACAGCCTCAAAACTGCACTAAATGATGCTGCTTTGGCGTTGAACCAGTCGCTAGATGACATTGAAGCTACCCTAAACGAAAAGCTTGCGGCTATGAAGGGCAAGCTATCTAGTCTGTCGAGTTCTATTGGTGCTACCCGCAATCTAATCGCTGGCTCGTATGCAGTGGCTACCCCACAAACTCAAATGAGTTTCGAGGATGCCAAACTTGCAGCTAGGTATATCACCAATAACTACAACCTAAGCACAACCGTCAATACCAGCGACAGCCCAAGTCAATACACCGATGCCGTTATGTCGGCAATCAAGTATGGAATTCCAGCTACCGCTCTAGCTTCTGGTTATGGTGCATAAAGATGCCACTAAATAACTATCAATTCCAGTTCGGCTCTTTCGTATTCGGTGGGGCTGGTTCGCCATACCAGATTCTGGCTGTTGACGGATTAGAGGGCTTACCTGAGCTTCGAGTGCAGGACGACAACCGAGGCTATAACGATGGAATGTTCTCAGGTCGAGACTTTCTAGCTGGTCGAACAATCATTTTTACAATCAACACTTTTGCAGGTAATGGGCTATCAGCTCAGCAGAACTATCAGCTATTGCAAGCTGCTCTAGTTCCACAGCAAACAGGCACAACCGTGATGCAGTTTTTGCTATCGGTCTATGACCAGACAGTGCAAATCAGTGGTCGAGTTCGTGCTAACAAAACGACCGTTGACCCTGAATATACATACGGGTTTATTCGCTCACAAATTAGCATTTTCTGTCCAGACCCTCGCTACTACTCCGCAACTGCGACCGTAGCCTCGATGACCCCTGCTCCTGCATTGGGTCGTCTCTATAACCGCACATACAACCTGACTTATGGCGGTGGTTCGTCATCGACTACAACCGCTATTGTGAATAGTGGCAATACGACCACTTACCCCGTCATAACGATCACGGGCCCAGTGACCAGCCCGACAATCTCTAATAACAACACAGGGCAGTTCATTACGGTGAACTATGCTCTTACCAATACCGACACCTTGGTCATTGACCTAGACCAAAAGCTAGTCACCCTCAACGGCGTTTCAGCTCGAAACCTGTTGGCGGGCAACAGTCAATGGTTCGGCTGTGGAGTTGGAACTACAAACCTAAGTTTCGTTGGCAGTTTGTATGTGGTCGGAACAACTACGGCAACCGCTACTTATCGCAGTGCTTACATCTAAACTAGAACTAAGAAAGGCTTCCTAATGGCATTACGCACACCACCAAGCTGGCTGCAGCAAGGCTCGCACCCTGCGGAAAATGACCGCTTGTCTATGCAGGCAATCTTTGCCACAACTGGAATTGTCGGTGCATCTTCACTAGCTGTCACTGCAAATGGAACGCCGAACATGAGCGTGAATGTGGCTGCTGGTTATGCAGCTATCGTCGGCACTACGCAAAGCAACATGGGTGTTTACCTTGCTTACAACGATGCAGTAACTAACCTGACCGTCACCGCTTCAAACCCAAGCTTGCCTCGAATTGACCGAGTGGTGGTCACAGTTAACGACGCCTACTACACGGGTTTGCTAAACAATGTGACCTTTACCGTTGTAGCTGGAACGCCTGCTGCTTCACCAACCGCTCCTGCTACCCCAGCTAACTCAATCTCATTGGCGACCATCGCAGTTGCTGCAGGTGCTACCACCATTGTGTCGGGAAACATTACTGATACTCGTGTTGCTACAACTACCTCGCTAGTTGATACCAGCTCGTTAGTTTCATTGACCGGAACACAGACCCTTACCAACAAGACCTTGACTAGCCCAATCGTCAATACCCCGACGATCTCTAGTGCAATCTTGAATGGTGCTACCCTCGAAGCTGCTTATACAACTGGAACTGGTTTCGCTGGCTACACCTTCGATGTCACCACAAACGGCTCGGTTCAATACATCACGGCTTCAGCAACAGCATCGGGAACTGTAAACATCCGCTCGACTTCTGGTCAGGCTCTAAATGCTCTAATGGCTAATAACCAAGCAATCACAATCGTGCTTGCAATCACCAATGGTGCTACCGCCTACTATCCAAACGCATGGCAGATTGACGGAACTGGTGTAACTCCAAAGTGGTCAGGTGGAACTGCACCGACTGCAGGAAATGCGAATGCGATCGACATTTACACATTGACCATCGTCAAGACGGCTTCTGCTACTTATACAGTTTTGGCTAACCAGACAAAGTTTGCATAACCATGCCTATTTGGGAAACATTTGCAAATGCGTCTAAGCGTGGCTATGCATCTGGTGTAGCTTTGCCAGTAGTGACTGGCGGAACGCTTGCTTCTGACGCAACCTATTACTACCGCACTTTTACTAGTAATGGAACATTAACTATTACTGGCGGCAATGTCACTATAGACGTGCTTATGGTTGCTGGCGGTGGTGGTGCTGGTGGTAATGGTGCTACTGCATCAGGTGGCCCTGGTGGTGCTGGCGGTCTGCTTTACTCAGCTTCACAATCATTGACGGGTTCAAAAACTATCGTCATCGGCGGTGGTGGCGGTGCACAAGGGCAAGGAAACGCAACTACATTTACTGGCATTTCCAATGCTATTGGTGGTGGTCGTGGTGGTGATAATACAGCTAGAACTGGTGGAACAGGTGGTTCTGGTGGTGGAACTTGGGTAAACACCTCACCTGCTGGACAAGGAACTGCTGGTCAAGGCAATAACGGTGGTGTTGGCTCAAACATAAATGGTGGTGAATCTGGCGGTGGTGGTGGTGCTGGCGGTATTGGTGGTAATCCAACCAATGGAAGCACTGTTGGTGGTGTAGGTGGTGTAGGTTCTAGTGCTTACTCGACTTGGGGTTCTGTGACAGGTTCTGGTCAGAACGTTTCAGGCACTTATTACTTTGCTGGCGGTGGTGGTGGTGCTGCCTTCAATGGTTCAGGTGGAGCTGGTGGATATGGCGGTGGTGCTAGTGGTGTAGGCAACGTAAGTGGCCAAGCAACAAATAATGGAACAGCTAATACAGGTGGTGGTGCTGGTGGACACTACAGCGGTTTAAACAACGCCATTGGTGCATCTGGTGGTTCTGGCATTGTAATTGTTCGTTATCTAAAGACGGCGGCGGCATAATGGCTCATTGGGCAGAATTAGACGAGAATAACATTGTTCTTCGTGTGACCGTAGGCGACAATAATGACCCTAATGGTGATGAAGGCTATCAATGGCTAATAGACAACCTTGGTGGAACTTGGGTCAAGACTTCATACAACGGGAACATTCGTAAAAACTTTGCTGGTATTGGCTACACCTTTGACGAACAGCGTGATGCTTTTATTCCACCACAGCCTTTTGCTTCGTGGACACTTAACGAGGAAACTTGCCAATGGCAAGCACCTGTGCCTTATCCGACTGACGGTGAGTTCTATCTTTGGAATGAAGATGAGCTTATTTGGAAGCGGCCAGCAGCTCTTTAGGGGAACGCTCGTTTAGACTATCTGTATGAGCGACCAGCATGACCTAACTCCACAATGGGGTGTGAACATTCTTATTGCAATCGAACGCCTTGACGCAAAGATTAGCAGTAACGATGAACGCCACACAGCAGCAGCCGTCTGGTCAGAGCGAAACATCAAAGACCACGAAACACGCCTACGAACCCTTGAGCAGTTTCGCTGGATTTTGCTCGGTGCAGCCTTAGCTGGTGGCGGTGTCGGCTCAATCATTACAAGAGCAATTATCGGCGGGTAAAAGTGAACCGCTATGCCGTAATCAGTGGGATAGCACTAGGGGTTTTTAGCCCGCTATTTTTTGCAATACCGTCGCAAGCCGATTGGACTGGCACAAATGCTAAGGTCGCAGATGGAACGGTGCAGTTCGATTTTCGGGGTGGGTCAGCTAGTCAGACCATAACTGCAACATCCGATGGGATTTTGACCCTCACGATCAATAACACAATTGCAAACAAAATTGGTTGGAATGGTCAGGTTGCTGATTCATGGTCGGTCAGCATCAATGGTCAAGTGTTCACAGGCAGTGAGATTGAGACAAAAACAATCACCGTTCCAATCGCTGCAGGCTCAACTACCCTTACCGTCTCAGGCATTGACAATGGTTTTTGGGCTGGATGGTATGGCCCGATTTTTTCTGCCCCTGTAATCAGCTACCCGATTGTGATTGCTCCAGAGCCAACACCAGCTCCCGCTACCGAAAGCGTTAGGCAAGTCGAAGTAGCACCAATTACCGATACCGTTAGACCTGTCGTGCCACCTGTCGAGACAAGTCCAAGCCCTGCACCAAGTCCAAGCCCTGCACCAAGCCCAGAGCCAAGTCAATCTTCCCCAGAGCCGGCTCCAGTTCCAGAACCTGCCCCAGCTCCAGAACCTGCCCCTGAGCCAGTTCCTATGCCTGTGCTAGAAGAAACACCAGCACCGACAGAGGTGGCATTACCGTCAGAGCCAGCAAGCCCTTCGCCTGCAGTAGAACCTGCCCCGTTGCCAGAAAAGCTGCCTGTGCCCGAACCAGAGCCGTCGTTGCCAGCAAATGTAGAACCCCCGAAGCAAGCAGAAGTTCCGCCAAAGCTGATGGACGAAATTGCTCAGATTGACCCAAGCAAAATTGACCCACAAACCCTAACCGCTTCCGAGGTTGTCGCACTTACTCAGGCAGCCATCGAGACCCTAGCCGTCGCTGAGCCGAGTTCGCCAGAATACCAAATGGCATTAGACCAGTTGATGATTGTTGCAGAATCAGATGACCCAGAACTACCTAGCGAGCTTGCAAACATTCCACTGGTTGGCAGTGTTGCATCGGCAGTGTTGGATGCGTTCAATAACATCGGAAACATCGGTGCTGACATGAGCCCTAAGCAAAGAAAACAAGCTAAAAAGCAAGTCTTAGTTTCTATCGCAGTGGGGCAGGCTGTTATGTCAGCAGGTCTAGTTAGTGCAGTCGGTTATAGGAAAGAGGTGTAAAAATGAAGGGATTTCTAAAGGATGTGCTTGGTCAGCTATTTACTTTGCTGGGCATGGGCGTTGCGTGGATTGTTCTCGAAGGCAGTGCGAGAACGATCGTCGGCTGGGCAATTCTAGGTGCGACCTTGCTATGGTTTGTAAGTTACAACATTCGCAAAGACGGAGATTAGACTAATAGCATGACTTGTTTTTTCGAACCAATAAAAGGCACAGGCGCAGAACGCCGTGATGAGCTAGGCAACACCGCTCCATACCGCAAGCACCCTCACTTGGGCGAGGACTGGGGCTTCACAAATGGCTCAGAAGGCAAAGAAATCTGGTCAATGCACACAGGCAAAGTAACCAAGGTCGAAAATAACGAAGCTCTTGGCTGGACTGCTTACATTGAGATTCTTTGCGACAAGTGCCGATTCAATGGCTACACGATTGAATACAACCACATGATTGCTAAGCCAGACCTAAAGGTTGGACAGGTGCTTCAGGCTAACAAAGACCTAGTTGGCAAAATTGGTGCGACTGGCAGTGCCCTTTCGGCATCTGGTGCTTTTCATCTTCACGCTTCGATGGCTAAAATTGCTACCCCTCATGCTGCCCCGCTAGAGCACAAGATTTCGCTGTTCAATGAGATTGACAAATCTACTGCCGAGCGAGCAGCAATCCGAAAGGCTATCAAGGCTAAGCAGGGTGCAAACCCAGAGGGAACTTCGGCATGAGTAAGTCAAGAGCAACTGCAATCGTTTTGGTAATTGCCGAGATTCTTTGGCGTTCTTTTGGCTTGTTTATGAAATACCTGCCGACAGGTCTAATTATTGGCTTGGTCGCTACTACCGCTACCCAGAACTATTGGCTTTTGTTTATTAGCATCCTTGGCTCTTTCATCCCTGCATTGCTCGAAGCTTATTCTGAAATCGGCGAGGAAATCGCTCGCACCGCAAAGGTGACTGATTTCGGTATAAACCGAGGATTCAACAAAGCTATTCGCTTGATTGAAGACAAGGAAAAAGAAGTCAAGGACAAAAACAAGTAGGCTGGCTTCATGGCCACTTATCGCTACTTATTTGCTGACCTGCTGACCAATCAGATTTTGGCAGAATTGCCAATTACATCGGTTGCATTCACTCAGGCTCTAAATGCTGCAGGAACTCTCAACGGGTCGCTTCTGCTTTCTGGCGTTCCAGCAACTATGAATGTTGCTAACTCGACGATACCGGGCAGATGTGCTGTCTATGTGGACAGAGACGGGGTGCTGGTATGGGGTGGAGTTATTTGGGCTAGAGATTACACCTCAAGCGATCAGCACCTAAAAATCTCAGCTAGAGAATTCGAGAGCTATTTTGAGCGACGTCGAATCACGACCACTCAGGTTTTCTCGAATGTTGACCAGTTCACTATCTGTCAACAACTTCTAAGCAATGCTCAAGCTGCTACTAATGGCAACATCGGCGTTGCTGTGCCGTCGAATACTTCGGGCGTGGCCGTTTCAAAAACTTACTATTCTTACGACCTCAAGACGGTCTACTCAGCATGGCTAGATTTGAGCCGTCAGCAAAATGGCTTCGACTTCAACATTCAAGTTGCTTACGATGGTGGAGGCTTGCCCGCTAAGAGCTTGGTGCTCAGCTATCCAAAATCGGGAACTCGATACAGTGCGAGCAACATAACTGCTCCAGTGTTTGAATTCCCAGCAGGCAACATCGTGGAATACGAATACCCTGAAGATGGCTCGATTACTGCTAACACGGTCTACATCGTGGGAGCTGGTGTCAGTGATGGCAAGTTGATTGCTACCGCCTCAGACACGACAAAGCTGACTGCAGGCTGGCCTTTGCTGGAAGATTCCGCCAACTACTCAGATGTTACCGATGCGACTTTGCTTGGTGGCCTAGCTTCCGCTCAGGTCAACGCTGTTTCGTATCCGCCGACGACAATGAGAATCGTTGCACCGCCTTATCAGAATCCAGTGCTTGGCTCGTATGTGATTGGTGACGATGTTCGAGTTCGCATCCTTGACGATCGTTTCCCGACAGGGCTGGATACCACCTACCGCTTGGTTGCTCTATCTCTAACTGCTGGAGAAAATGGCCCCGAAAGAGTAACCCTGACCCTAACCCTGCCTACCGCATAGGAGAGACCATGCCGTTTATCAATCTGCCCGACAGCTTGCAGAGAGTGTTTCAGAAAATCGAAGACAGACTTCTCAAGTTGGAAAACATGCAGCACTTTCAAGCTCCTATTTCTGCGACCGACCCAGTAGCCCCTCGAAATGGCGACATCTGGATAAACTCAACGACTAACACGCTCAAGGCTAAAGATTCAACAGGAACGACCAAAACAATTACTTGGGTTTAGTTGACGAGCAGTTGGATGTCCAACTAGACTTCAAATTGGCGGGAGAAATTCTCTCGCAGATGGAGAGAGCTACATTGTCACTAATCGAAGACCTAACTAACCCTGAAGAATACAGAGCTCAGCATGGTGCTCGTTGCTCGGTGTGTGCATTGCTAGAAACATTGCCCGCTGATGAAGCTCAAGTTCTATTCATAAAAATGAACGACCCGAATGTGACTAAGTCTGCAATCGCTCGAATCTTGGCAAGGAATGGTCACGCCATTAGAACGGGCACACTAACCCGTCATGCAAGAGGGGAATGCCTTGGCTCTGTTCGACGATCTGAATAACCTAGAGGTCGCTTCAAAAATAGAAGCCCCGCCAGGCTGGAGACCCGCAGTCAATTTTGACAGTGGCAGCGGAATGGGCGAGGCTACAACTCAAGGGCTCACAAGCCCGCCTAATTTTTCAGAGTTTTTGGCGTCAAGGGGTTATGACCCAAATGCCTACGAGGTCATAAACAACTCAATTCGCACCTCGATGTGGCAACAGAGGGAAGATGGCGACTGGCTAACTTCTTATCGGTTCTACTTCCGAATGAAGAATGCAGAGCTAGACCTGCCGTTGCTTTGGGCTACTGCCAAAAAGAACATAAAGAAAAAGCCCCTAGCTGTGAATACTCCGCAGGCTTTGGTTATTTTGTTCTCAGACCCGCAGGTTGGAAAAGTTGACCACCGAGGCGGAACTGCTGAGCTAATCGAGAGGTTAGAGAGAATCAAGGCCAAGCTGATTGCTCAGGTCAAAAAGGTAAAGCCTTCAAAAATTGTTTTCTGCGATGTGGGCGACATCATTGAATCGTTTAGCAATAGTGCAGACATGCAACAGCTCGCAACTAACGACCTTAGTTTGATGCAGCAAGTGGATTTAAGCGTTAGTATCGTCTGGGATTTTTTGAAAGCCCTAGCTGCACTTGTGCCTGAAGTCACTTACGCAACCGTTGCGTCTAATCACTGCCAAAACCGAATCAAGGGACAGAAGGTCGGAAAGCCCGGACAGGACGACTGGGGCATCTTCATTGGTCGAACCTTAGCTAGGTTGGCTCAAGAGACAAACCTGCCTGTGAAGTTTATTCAGCCACATCCGCAAGACGAAAGCCTTGCTCATGATGTATTTGGAGACGGCTATCACATCCTTGGCTTATGGCATGGCCACCAAAGCCCAAGACCAGATGCTGTGCCTGATTTCTGGAGAAAGCAAAGCTTCGGTCGGCAACCAATAGCAGGAGCGACGATCGGAGTAAGTGGTCACTTCCACCACCTTCGAGTGCAAGAACTTGGGTCAACACCTAACGGTTCGTCTAGGTTTTGGATTCAGGCAGCAACTCTCGACAATGGCTCAGGATGGTTCAGGTTGAACAATGGCGAAGATTCTCAGGCAGGGCTTGTGACATTTGTGCTAGAAGCCTCTCAGCCCTTTACAGGAACGGTTTACAAGCTATAGAACATCTGTTCGATAGTTTCACATGAAACATTCGAACAAATGTTATCTTTGTGAAAATTTTTTTCTAAATGGTGTTGCGTTTCTGCGTATCGTGATAACTTAACTGCGTGCTGAAGGGGTTCGGCAAAAGAGAGATGGAGAAAAAATGCAGGAAATCAAGCCAGTGGCCGGAATGATTCTTTACAGTTCATGGGGATACGAGCAGACAAACATTGATTACTACAAGGTCGTTCGTGTTAGTGAAAAGGGAACAGTCTGGATTCAAGAGTTGGCAAAAGACAAAATCGAAATGACTGGTTGGGCATCGTTCAATGTCGTGCCAGTTGATTCACCAATGCAGTTCCCTGATGATTGGGATGAAATCGGAAACCGCACTTACAAGGATGCTCCAGTTAGCCGTCACAAGTGGCAGAGTTATGGAGTTCGTCTAAACAGTTTTGCCTCAGCATGGGTCTGGGATGGCAAGCCAAAGAATCAAACAGAATACGCATAAAAAATAGAAAACGGACTTGTGGTGCTTTCTGAGTGCCATTAGTCTGCTAATTAGGTGAAGGGGTTCACCTAGGAAAGAGATGGAAAAATGCAAAAAGTCGCCGAGGGATTCTTCAGCGTTAGAAATGTCCAAGACAATCAAGGCAATGAGTGGGTGCAGGTTACTGTGCCAAAGGGTTGTGGCTTGGATGATGCAATCGAGATGTTCGAGTTCATGGAAAATGAGATTCCTAAGATTGCTCGCCCTATGGGTGAGGGTCGCTATTGGATTCGTTCAGCAGCAATAAATGTCAGCGGTTCAAATTAGTTTGAGTAAATAGTCATTCAAAACGGAAGGCAAAAAATGACGACAGCACTAGCAGTAAATCAAGAACAGAAGACATGGGATGCTACTCAGTTGGCAGCCCTTCGGCAAATCGGTCTGACCGATGCCCCAGCAGGAGACCTTGCGTTATTCCTGCACTATGCCCAGAAAACTGGACTAGACCCGTTTAGCCGGCAACTCTACATGATTGGTCGATGGGATAGTCGAGCCAATGGAAACCGATACACAATTCAGAGCTCGATTGATGGTCTGAGAATCATCGCTCAGCGTTCGGGGGAGTATGCAGGACAGACTGCTCCGATGTGGTGCGGCGAAGATGGAGTTTGGAAAGATGTGTGGCTTTCTAAAGAGCCACCAGCAGCAGCAAAAATCGGCATCTATCGTGCAGGATTCCCTGAGCCTTTGGTCGCAGTGGCTACTTTGTCAAGTTATCTGCCTACGGGTAAAGATGGAAAGCCACAGGGATTGTGGGCGAAGATGCCAGATGTGATGCTGGCTAAAGTGGCTGAGGCTCTTGCCCTTCGCAAAGCATTCCCTAACGACCTTTCGGGAATCTATACTTCGGAGGAAATGGAGCAAGCCGATGCTAAGAGCATTGAAGTCTCGCAAGTTGTTATCGACGAAGAGCGAAAGACTCAGTTGCTAAATGCAATCAGTTCGGCAGAGACCGAAGCGGAGCTCAAAAAAATCTGGGCAGAAAACGGTGACATTGTTTCTATCAAGTGGGAGAATTCACTCGGTGAGATGGTCAGCTTCAACGATCTGATTCGAACCAGAAAAAACGAAATCAAGTAAAGGGGAAAAAGGAAATGGTTAAGTTCGTTCTAAATGTAGCAACAGTAGCAAGCTGGGTCGGATTGGCTCTAGCTCATGACAGCAAAGATGTGTGGGGAACAGTTGCCCTATTCATCCTTGGTGCAGTCGGATTGGCTCGCATGGTTGGAGGGCTAAAGAAATGAGCCAACTAATCGCATGGAGTTTGATTACCGTAGGAATCAGTTCAATCACCTTTCTATTGCAGTTGCAGGTGACACGAATTCAAAAGAATCTAAAGACGATTGCTTCAATCCTCAACTCGGTTACTGACATAACCGCTAACAATTCAATAGCTATCGAAATGGTAAAAATTCAACTAAAGGAAATGGGAAAATAAAAATGGCACAGGCAAGAATTGATGACCCTCAGACAAGTCACGAGGCTGCATCTAGCGTTCGTAATGTATCGGAAACACAGCTAGTTATTCTTGGCATACTTCGGAATGCGATGCACGACGAGAAGCTCGTCGCTGAGTATGAAAGCTTAGTAAGAATCGGCAGTGCTCCAATGGCAAGCCAATCGGGTATTCGTTCCCGTCGAGCTACTTTGGTGGACATGGGGCTAATTGAAGATACAGGCTCAAGAGTAAAAACTGCGTCAGGTCGCAATGCGATCGTCTGGCAGAGTGTCCGCTAATGGCTCGTCACAAAAGGCCAGTGACGTTGCTTCGGGTGGTCATTCGGTTGCTCAGTAGCGTGATAACTTCGCTAATGGTTTTGCAAGGCAAATTGTTCGTTATGGAGGGAAAGAAAAATGGCTACAACAGTTAAGCACCTAATTGAAATGCTAGAGAAATACTACGACCCTGAAGAGACGGTAATTTTTCAATTCTTTAGTGCTGAAGACTTCGAAAACGAACAGGGAACTCCATTAGTCACGAAAGAAAAGTTCGCAGAGTTCGCCCTAAATTACAGGGGCGACTGGGCTGAGGACAACTTCCGTGATGACGTGGAAAGTGAGCTAATTCACTTCTTCAATTTGAAGTAATAGCTCAGAGGGCGTAAGCTCTCTCTAGGGCTGGACAGATTCCAACAAGTAGCGTTTCCATTTCCACGCAACCCCCCTCGCTTGTTGTTCTGGTGCAATTCCAGACAGCCCACCAAAGCTTTCACCCTAGGTCAATGACTACTAATCTGTTAGTTGTCGCTAAATCTAGTCTGAAGGGGTGGCAAATGATTTGCCGCCGATGCGGAATTGAAGACCAAAGAGGTCAGATACTAAAGAGGGTCGAGAGGGGTGGCTCTCAGGAATGCTCTAGTTGTCTTGCAAGACCATCGAGTTCAATAAGAACTGCATACGGAATTTGCAGACCGCACAAAGGAGAGCTTGACGAGAACGATCGCCCGTTAGACCATAGGGGCAAGTTATTTAGAGAGGGCAAAAGATTGTGTGGGAGTAAAGACTGCATAACAAAAAGTCACATCGTAAAGATGACGGCAGAAGAAAAAGCTTTAGAGGCGGAGAGGCTAGACATCAGCTACCGCACTGGAAAGAAACTAGGCTGGGATGATTTGATTCAATCAGCTAAAAAGGAAGGCAGAAAAATTGCAAGACATAACGAATCCGCAACAGGTCATTCAGGAACTAAACCGACTAATTGCTGAATCTCAAAAGGGCATAAATGCTCTCTACGAAGCAGAGGTAAAGACCGCTCAGTTAGACCAAGCCTTCGAGAGAGCTTTGGCTTTGGGATTCTTAGAGGCAGAGGGAACGATCCCCGAAAGAACCGCAAAGAGCAAGCTGGCAGCCTCAGATGCGAAGTTAGAGTATGAAATTGCAAGGGCTGAATCGAACCGTGTAAAGGCTAAGCTAAGGGCGATTGATTCGGCTCAGATGGCTGTTAGCGTTATCGCAAAGCAGGTCGAGCTGCAGTGGAGGACTAGCTAATGCCAACTTATGTGTTCAAGTGTCAAGGGCATGAAGAACCTGTCAGCGTAGAACTGACAAAGTCAATCCATGAACAGGTTGAAACTCCAGGCTGCCCCGTCTGCGAGAAAAAAATGCAAAGGGTTTATGATGTCCCGCCCGTGACATTTCAAGGTCAGGGATGGGCTGCTAGGGGCTAATCGTGTGGCTATTCTTTATCTGGCTGGCTGGGTTGTTGGTCGGTTTATCTATCTTTACAAGACCTGCTTGGTTTTGGGAATTGGCATTTTGGATTGAAATTAAGTGCATTGAGAAATTTGGCATCGTCGAAAGGCTCGACGATTAGACCAAAAGAATTTGAAAAGTATCTTCAGAGAGATAACTACCAATGCTGGCACTGTGGCAAATCGGGAGACGATCTAGTCCCGCAGCATCGAATTGGCAGGGGAATGGGTGGAAGCAAATCCCGAAATGGGTCGGCTAACATACTTGTCTTTTGCTCGTTGGCAAATGGTCTAATGGAATCCGATGCTGACTTTGCTGAAAAGGCTAGGGCTATGGGCTGGAAGCTGTCTAACTACATGACACCTGAAGTTACGATGGCTTACAACTATGCCGATGGTTGCTGGTATTTGCTAGATGAAAACACAAGGCGAAGGGCTGTGGCTTGACAGTCTGCCATCGGATGAATTACATTCGAGGCTTACAACTGAAAAGGTAAAAAGAAACCCCCAGCGGAAACTGGGGGAATCTCAACCAAGAAAAATCCTGCTTGTTCTCTAAACAAGATAAGTCTAGCTCGATAAGTCGAGAATAGGCAAGCAGGTTCACTGAGGATTTTGTCCGTTAGTCAGTGGCTAAAAAACTTCCCGCCTTTTGTCAAGGTGGTTATCGGCCGTTAGAGGGTGTCGAATTAGTCTGCCCTGAAATGACAAGCTTCAAGGCACATGCTGTTATCTGAGGACAGCGAGAGATGTCTAGTCGAGGTAAAAACGAACTGCCTTGCCTCATTGAAATTGATTAGGCATCACATGGCGCAGTTGGGCGAAAGCCCCCATGAAACCAACCGAAGACCTAAAGGGTTCGATTTGGGGAGTGGCTGACTAAGCCATTCCCTGCCCTCAGAGCCTGCGGGTTCGATAGCTCACTATTCTTCACTGTCTGTCAGTATCTAAAAAGAGCAAAGACGATCTGATTACTCTCAAAAACTACTAGTTGCTGTTATCAAAAAGAAATAAAAAAAGTTTTGAAAATGGACTAGACAACTGCCCGCACCGATGTAGTCTAACTGCGTGGTCGAAGGGGTTCGGCCAGAAAAGGAAAAAAGGAAATGTCAGAAGTCGTAAATGTGAAGGCCGAATTCTATCGGTTCGCAGAAGAGTTTTGCGAGGAAATGGAAAGGGATTACTGGGAGAAGGTTGACGAAAGAATCAAGGCCCACTCAAGTGGAATTTCGTCAAGAGTAGAAGAAACAGAAAAAGCTGCGTCCGTTTCTTTCATAAGGATGCAAGCCGTCGCTCAGTTTGTTTCAGAGTTCGAGAAAAGAATTGCAAAATGAAGTATTCAGTTTCAATCAACAAAGTAGAAATCGCTCAGTTCTCTGCTCTTATTGATGCCGAAGAGTTTGCTAACTGGCAGTTCGGAAAGAACCCAAGAATCTTCGTCGAAGTCAATAAAGACAATTCGGTTGTATGGTATCGAGGTGTTCGCAGATGGTAATAACAAACGAAGTGCAGTTGACTATCGTTCGTGAGGCAATCAATGACCTTGAGCAAAAGTGGCGATTCGTGGAGATAGACCCAGATTTTGTAAACAAGGAACAAAAAAAGTTTGTTTTGGCTCAAATAAAAGAGCTAAAAAAATCTCTAAATTTAGCCCCAAATACTTCCAAAAACGAGTAGCGTTACTTATGTGGTCGAAGGGGTTCGGCCGAGATAGGAAAAAAGGAAATGAAGAAAATTCGTTGGGTCAACTCATCCAAGGGTTTGAAAGTTTTTATCTACCATGCTCATGTCTGGAAGTGGCAGCAAATCTCAGCCAAGCAAGCTCAGGCATTGATTGAGGCGGGTCAGGCAGTTGCCGAATCTGGGAAAGTGTGGTTCTAAATGTCAGGGGTGCAATTTATGGTTGTTTGGAATGGGTCAACTTGCACTTACTCAGTGCTAGACATCAGCGGTGTTGGAAACAGAAAAGTTTTAGCTAAAGGATTTGCAACCGCTCAAGAGGCGGAGGAATGGGGAAACGCACAAAATGGATAAGAACAAACTAATCAAGGCTTTGATTCAAGCTGATAACGACCGAGACAGGTCGAAGCAAACGGCGATCGGAGTTAGCCAGCTTGGTGGCTGTCGTCGTCAGGTGTGGCACAAGTTGCAGGGAGATGTGGGAACTAACCCAACTCTTCGCCTTGCCTCAATCATGGGAACTGCGATTCACGCTCAGATTGAAAAGGTCATGGCAAGCCCAAATGTGATGCTAGAAACTCGCATCGAATTAGAGGGATACCCGCCAGCGACTATTGACTACTTCGATAAGGAAACGGGAGAGGTTGTCGACTGGAAGACGATCACCCTAAAAAGCGTGCCTTACTTTGTGAGCAAACAGAAGAGATGGCAAATTCAGGTTTATGCGTTCTTGCTTGCTAAATCTGGTTATGAGGTCAAGACAGTTAGCCTTGTCGGAATCCCTAGAGATGGTAACGAAAATGACATTGTGATTCACACCGAACCTTACGACGAGACGATTGCGTTGGAAGCCTTGCAGTGGTTAGAGGATGTAAAAAGTTTGACCTCCGCTCCAGCCCCTGAGCGTGATGCAGTTAGTTTCTGCCAGCGGTATTGCGAATTTTATGGGTCGCTATGTGGAGGTGTCGGCAAGGATTTTTCTGGCGAGCCGATTATCGACGAGGTGGCAGATATAGCGGCTCGTGAATACCTAACGATTTTGCAGAATGAAAAAGAGTTGCAGGCTCGGAAAGATGCTGCAAAAGCTGCCCTCGAAGGATTTTCAGGCGTGACCTTTGACGGGGTTAAGGTGTCATGGTCAGAGACCAAAGGCAGGGAGACTCCCGACATCGAGGCGATCGAGAAATTGCTCGGTCACTCTGTGCCGGTAAAAGTCGGAGCACCGAGCATCCGACTAACAGTGAAATAGGAAGGGTAAAAAGTGAAGATAACAGTTTGGACTACATCGAATTGTGCCCAGTGCATGATGACAAAAAGGCAGTTTGACAAGCTAGGCATCCGCTATGACGAGATGGCACTAGAGCAACACCCTGAGAAACTACAAGAATTCAAGGACAAGGGCTTGCTGGCTGCCCCGATAGTCGAGACCGATACAAAAATCTGGTCAGGTTTCCGAATTGAAAAAATCAAAAGCCTAGCTAATTACCTAATCGGAGAGAACAGGAGAAGTGAAAATGCCCCTAACTAGAAATGAAGACTATGTCAGCCCACAGGAAAGCTACGACTTGGGATACAACAAAGGCTGGAATGATGGCAAGGACTATTGGATGCCAAAGCAAATTGAAAAAACGGTGCAAATCCTAAAGGGGCTACCTTTTATCTGGGTCGGTGAAACTCAGTTTTTGGAAATCTCAAGAGCAGACCTAATCAAACTAATAGATAACTACGAAGAATAAAAATGAGTTTATGGCTTGAAATTGCAATCGGCATAAGTTTTGGAATCGTTGGAACAGCATTAGCAGCAATAGGGCTGTTGCTTTTTCTTGGTGCCTTGATGCGAAATTACGACTAATACTTGTCTAAATAGCTGACAAAGTTTCAGCTAGCTGCTACTTTCGAAGCAGAAACAAATGGAGGGCAAAAGGAAATGGAAGTAACTCAGGTTCTGCAAGTCAAGGTGAAGGGTGCTGCTGCACCGCAGGGTTCAAAAACTGCCTTTACTAACAAATACACAGGTCGAACTGTTTTGGTCGAAGCCTCAAAAAAGCTAAAACCTTGGAGGGCTGAAGTATCAGAGGCGTTCGCTCAAGAGGCAAAGGCTCAGGGGTGGCAGAAGATTGACAAAGATGTGGCTGCTCATGTCACGGTGATTTACCGATTCAAGAAACCAAAGTCAGTAAAGAGAATTCACCACACTGTAAAGCCTGACTTGGACAAATTAGCCAGAGGCATTCTTGATGGCATTACTCAATCGGCATTAGTGTGGGCAGATGATAGCCAAGCGGTCTCTATCTTTGTTGCCAAAGAATACGGGGCGGAAGACGAAACCCTAATTGAGGTTGCCAGCGGTGTTTGACATTTTTGGAGATGTGGACAACTGGCAGGGTGCTAAGTGCTCAGAAGCATGGGTTGACCCAGACATTTTTTTTATGAAAGAACTAGAAGATTTTTCGCAGACGATCTGCGAGAAATGCCCGCTCATTGAGCAGTGTGCTGAGTATGCCGTAAGCAATCAAATAGCCGAAGGTGTCTGGGGTGGGCTAACTGAGAATCAACGAAAGGAAATATGGAAACATCAGCGGAGGTCGAAATCTCGCAAGGGGATTCCGAACAAAAAGTTTTAGGCAGGGTCATAGTGAGACAGTCGCTTACGGTCGAAACGACCCTAGCTAACGGCTGGAGCATTCGG